CACCAAGCTGCTGACCAAACGCAGCCGTAGCACGGCCTGGGGCTTCAAACGCAGCACTACTTGCGCGTGGCCCTAAATCACCAGCCGCGACACCTACTTGTTGTTGATATACTGGAATTTTTGGCATTGCTTACTTTACCCCATACCGTATGTTGCGGCTTTTTCTGCGCCTGATAATAATGATTGGTATGATGCTACCTTCAGTGCCGATGACCTAGCATTACCCTCTGCACGGCGAATTGCAGCTTCAGATGCTTTCGCGGTTTGTTCAATGTCGGCAGCATACTGAATATTAAGGGCATCCATTTCAGTGTTGAAGTATGAGTCAGCTATCGCTTGCAAAGCACTCCCCGACATTTGCACCCCAGATGCTGCGGTAGCTACTCTTTGAGAAGCAATAGTGCGTTCCGAAGATTTACGCATGTTAGCTTCTTCGGATGTTTTTCTTCGTTGAAGAAGGATAGCTTCATTCTCTGCAATCTTTGCATTTAACTCAGCAGTTTGCCTGGCAGCTTTTGCAGCGGCCTGATTCCCTTTATATCCAAGTACAGCACCTAACATTTGTTTAACCTTGCCATGCGATAGTAGTTACTACCGTCTGGCCCAAATTTATACATAATACCTTCATCTTCAAATCCCATCCATCTGGCAAACCTAATCGCCTCTGGGTCGCCCGTGTGAATACTAGCTTGCACACGATGTAAATTCGTTGTCGCCAGTATACTACTAAACAGTGTCTTAGCATACCTAGCTAGTGACAGCTTCCATTTCGGCGCATGCTTGGACAGGATTACCCAGCCCTCGCCAACACCATCCCACATCTCATGTATGCCGCCGACAGCCACTACGTCATCATCGCCCATCACAGCATAGCCAATAACCTGTTTGCCGTTGTCAAACGCAGCCCGCATGCTTTCTGGAAACTCAAAGTCAGTCTCAATGCTATTAACAAGGCTAGAGTTGAATGGCACAATTCTAAGCATCGAAAGTGTTTGACCTCCGCATGATAGCCAGCACAGTCATAGGCAATGGCTGTGACTGCCGCACAATAACCCGTGCATCTGTCTCATACCCTGATGGGAAATAAATCTCTTTGTCGCCTGTGAACAACGGCACAGCTTGGTTCATAGCCATGCTGCTATCACGGAATGGCAGTCTGTCCAGGTTGTTGAGGTCTGGCCCCAACTCTGCGCCGACTGTCTTAAAGAACCGCGCAGTCACACCATGAATACGCTTAATCTTACCTTGGGCAATGCCGTCGTCAGCGCCAGCCTCTAGCCGCAGCGTCTCAATAGTAGACGTGTATCCATAGCCTATATGCACCTTAGATGATGAACGGTCTAGTGTGACCCGTCCACCTGATACAACTTTGTCAGCGTGAGTAGCCCCATTAGCTAAAATAGCTACTGTCTCGCCCTCTAAATGATTTAGCCCACTAATGGTGGTTGTAGCCGCGCCTTCGTATGTCAAACCGCTGTCTAAGTAGAACGCATCCTCAACGTCATCGCCAAACTCAATAGTCTTCAGATATTCAACATGGCGCACAGTAGCACCGTCTATAGTACGCTTTACAGACACATATACTTGGTCTTCTGCGCCAGATGGGATAGCCGTAACACTCTCAACAATGCCGCTGCCACCAATGTCGTGGTCATGCCAGCCGATAGCTGCATTAGCACGGTCGTATGTTAGCCCAATCAACCGTCCGTCATTATGAACAAACCACACAATAAGTTCTGGTTCCTGTTGCCACACCATGTCAATCAGACCACCACGGGGGATATGGTCAGCCAGGATACTCAAGTCGATGCCCAACAATCCATCAGTGTCCAAGTCAAAGGTAATCTCTTTCACCTTCTCTTGCCCCTTCTGGATAAGGATGGTGCTGTTGCCAGCCCGTAGCGGTCTTACCTCTGAACAACCGAATGTCGTCTCACGCAGCACGTTCACGTTTGTTGGTGTAACTGGTGTAGCACCTGTGCCACCTGATAGCGTAAATTCTGCGCTTGTGGTTAGGATTTGCAGGAAACGTGCTGGAAGCAAATGCCTGATAACATTCACCTTATCTGATGCAATCGTCAGGTTTACTGCGTCGTCATCATTCGTGCCAGGCGTGTGGTTCTCAAAGTCTGCACTAACAGAACCAAATACAGTCTGCGGCTGGCCTGTAGTACCAGCAAAGTATAGGCGTTGTTCATAGAAGCCTACTGCCTTTGGGTAGCCTTGGTCGCCACCGAATGCACCTAGTGACCATTTCTTTGTAGCATTGCCAGAACCTACAACGTGGTCAGGCAAGTTGCTATTCCCAAATGAATCTTCTTTTACTGTAGCCGTAACCGTTGTTGAGTTTGTGAAAGCGGTTATTTCAACGTAACCTGTAGCATCATGGTCGTAACGCCAATTAATCGCACCATATGTCTCTGTGCCTTCTAGGTGTACTGGCGGTGTGTTCCCAGATGTTTGGGTAGAACCTGTTACCTGAGTATACACATGTCCATTATAACGTACAGATACACCATTAGCATAGCTGGTGCTTGCCGCCCACTCATCATGTTCAATTTCAAGCACCTCACGGAACCTGATGTAACGCCCAACATCCGCTGCGGTAAACAATGCTGCTGATGCTGTAATCGTTACGCTTCCGGTCTGGGCTGACGCATACAGGGTTGTTGCCGTGTCATTCTCGTCAAGGTAAGGGCCGTCAGTGAAATCAATTTCAGTAAGCGTAAAACTGGTAGCTGTTGTGCGTGTTAGCTTGGCTGGTGCGTGGTCTTTGTGCGCTAGGTACAACACATCGGCAGACTGTGCGTGGTTAATTTCAAAGATGTCCGTAACTGAATATGTAGTCGTAACCTCAACAATCTTCGATGCCGTGCCGCCACTTGTGTATGCGTCAAACGCCGTGCTGTCGATACCAGACAATTCAAATGTATTAGCCGTTGTATTCGCTACAGTAAATTCACGGTTGTTCAACTCTGTCATGCCAGCAACACCGGATATTAGCACCCTGTCGCCGTTTGTGAATGTGTGTGAAGTAATTGTAACTACGGCAGGGTTCGCTTGTGTAATCGCTGTGATGCTTTGTGAAGCCTCTGTTAGCAAACCACCATCTTTGTAGAACCGAATGTAGTTAGCGCCAAACTCTAGGATATACGCCTGTTCGTCGCTGAACTCAAAATCAATCAGCCTGACTTTACCACCGTCTTTTGTACGTCCAGCAAAGTATGTGCCTGGTCTCCGTGTAACGCCGCCTGACGGGTACACAACCATATTGTTTAATGTCTGGGCAGCTTCATTGTACTTTTGTAAGTCAATGCGGCCTTCTAGCTTTGGAGATATTTCACCAGTACGAAAGTTGGTGATAATGGAGGATACACGCGCCATGCTTAGAACCTGATGTTGGTGTATGTGTCTGCTTGAGGCTGTTCTGGATAACCTTCCATAGCATCAATAGACTTGGCTTCTCTTAATCTTTGTTCATATAATGCGTTCATAGTTTGCGCGACAGTACCGCTGCCTGTAATTGCATAAGCTGTTTCGGCAGCTAGACGATGTGCGATTGCTGACGAAAGCAGCGAGTCATACTGTTCTGTGTCCTCAATGCGACCAATATATACAATCCTGCATGTGCCTTGGTTTGACAGGATTTTGCGTCCTTCAATCTTATACATGACATTGCTATCGTAAGCCGCTATATCGCTATTTACGTTTGAATCCCAGAATGACAGAACTCGTAAGCAGAACGGTTCTGTTGGTAATGTGTACTGGTAAGTAAACCCGAAAGCTGGCGTTGCAGTGTCTTGCGCCAGTTCTGCCCGTGTCACCGCCGTATTCCAAGGATGTGCGCGTAACACAGCATCCCGCACTAATTCATAGTTACGGTTACACAGTCTGGCTTCTTTGGAGTTTTGCGTAAGAGATGTGATGGTTGCTGCGCCAAGCAAGTCTAAGGCTTCATTACAAATATCAACAACTGATGGCATGGTTTACCAACCTTTCAACTCTAATTAGCACACCGAGACTCAAGTTCTTCTCACCACCCTTGAACGGCCCGCGTTTCCTATATGCTTCTCTGGCTATCGTCTTCAGTTTCTCTGTTGGTAATAATACCACAGTTTCATCATCAAGTACGAATGCCCAATGTGTCGCCATTGTTGTGGCTATGCCACTTGGCTTATTCCTACAAGAAAACTCCACAAACACATTCCCAGTTCGTGAAGCTACAAAATCCCTTTTCACCTCTATGGTGTTGCCACTTAATATGTCGCCTAGCCACCTCTCAGCTATTTGACCAACTTCTAAATCCCAGCGAAAATCGCCGCACGGTTTCATCATATCGCCCTCCAGCATGATGGGTTGTATGGGGGCGGCGAACCGCCCCCACATTATTTAGTCTACAACGTAGAGAACTGTCAGTTCAATCGTTCCTGTAGCGGCTGCGCCAGTCAGGGTAACTGTGACTGGATAGCCTTCATCGTCGGCATCAATTTCGATACCTGAACCAAGTGCCAGTGTAGCAGCAATGTCTGCTTTAGCGGCGCTGGCTGATGAAGCTGCGGCCTTGAACTCATCTGCGTCCAAAGCAACAGTTGTGCCGTCAGCGTTTGCGTAAGCACCATGACCTACAGACAACTGAGTTGATGCACCAAGCGCGTCATGCGCCAGTGAACCTGTCAGAATCCGTGCGCCGTCTGGGAGACGGAACATTTCAATGACATCATCAGCCGGTAGGGCAGACGCTTCGTAAACACCATGTGCAACACGAACCCGACCACCCATTTCGTTGGTCTTGTTCATCACTACAGGGGTTGCGCGTGAATTAGTGCGCTGTGTTGAGTATACAGTAGCCATTTCACATCACTCCCTTAAGCAGCTTCGTCGCAGTCAATCTGGACGACTTTTTCTTCTTCCATGCGGGTAGAACCGATTGACATGCAATAGTACACCTGAGTCGCGTAACCTTTGTCGTTACGTTCATCAATGCGCGCCATTACGTCACGGCCTACTGCCAATGCAAGACCATCCTCTGCCCATGCAAAGCATGAACGGATGTCACCAGATTTAGCTAGACGATTGGTTACAATGAAGTTGAAGCCCATGAACTGATTGACTTCACCCTGAACAAGTGCCTTCACAGTGTTGAAGTCGCTTGAGGTGACGTTTGTGTCAGCCAAGAGTGCTTCAATCTGGTCAGGGCCACATGCGAGGTAGCGTGGGATAGATGGGTCAACATCTGACAGGTCAAGAATCTTCTTAGCCTGACGCAACTTTGCAAGTGACATGTCAGCACCGCCGTTAGCAATTTGCTGTGCGGCTGGCAGGGCTGTTGAGGTTGAACCAGTTTCACCAGTAAATGCTGTGCCAAGTGCAGCGGCGATGATTTCATCGTCCATTGCGCGGCCCATAGCTGCGGCGGCAGCTTGTGCATATGCTGATGTTGGGTCGATAAGCATGCGTACTTTGTCCTGGTCATCAATCAGGTCTGCATACTC